TATAGGACTTACCTGAACCACGACCACCCGTCACAACAAAGTAGCGTGTATCATTGCCTAATGGCTTATACTTAGAGTTAATCTGAATCACTAGTCTTTAAACTTAAATAGCTCTTTGAAGTCTATATTAACACCCTCAGTTGATTTGATATCAATAGATGTTTCAGGTTTACCTAGATAGTATTCAAGGAATAATTTACTCGCTTGAATGCATTGCTTTTCGACTGCCTTGTTCTTAACCATTTTAAGCACCTCTACGACATCCTCTACTGAGTTCGCTTGTTCTAGTGCATCTCTGTATTGATTCTTCCTCTTATCGCTTCCTTTAGCCTTTGTCGAATGTCCTCCGTTTAATTTTCGCTTGTCCATATTAAAAGAAATTAACTATTAATTATTTATATAACACGAAACCCTTGAAAATGTTATGCATAAAAAAAGCCACTCTCTCGAATGGCTCTCTCTCTTCTTACTTCTTATCTTATTTATTTAAACTCTTTACGTATGAATCAATGAACTCTTTTTTCTCCTCATCTATATTGAAAATCGTAACCTCTTTATTTCCGACTATGTGACCGCCAAGTGTGTTTCTGCTATATGCTAGTGCGAAGTTGTTTGCTTGTTCGTTTGTTTGGAATTTTAAAGTTGCTTTCATTTTATTTTGTTTTTGTTTTGTTTACTGATGTAAAGATACACACATTTTTTATATCTGCAAGTCTTTTTTAAAAAAACTTTCAATTAATTTTCATCTCTACGTATAACTACGTACAAAAAAAGGGAGCTACTAACTCCCTTATCCTATCCTAATCTATCCTATCCTCTTCGTACTCATTGAATACCTTTCTCAAGTCTGCTACCATTGACCTAACACATGAGGCACAATTAGACTCTGTATTCCGTTTGTTAAAAACCCGATTATAAATCTTCAGAAGAATTCTTTGGTCTGCGATACCTACAACTCTAGGATTCTTTTCAAAGAACTCTTTAAGTGAGTTATATTCATCCTCGACTAAGCATTCTACTTTATAAGGGAAAACCTTATTCAAGAACTCCTTTCGCTTGTCACACCCGCAATCATCCCCTAGAATGAACTTAGCAACCTTATCCACCTTTGTAGCCTCTAAAACCTTCTCTATTGTGTCTCCAAGCCCTTTGGATTCTTTCCTCTCTTTGACTCGCTTAACTCTCTTAATAGTTTCTTTCTGCTTGTCCTGAGCCTTCTTCATTTGTTTGTACTCTTTTGTTCTCTTATCCATGGTATTTAATTTATTGTTAATACTTTCCTCTCTCATCTTGAGATATTCCTCTTCACTAACATCCCCGAAATGTACTCCGTTTTCTGTCATAACTTATTTATTTTTTGCCCTGTCCTCTGCTTACTTTCTTATAAGCGTTCTGACCTTTTGAGGCGTTCTTACTATGTACTCCTTTTCTTTTTTTCTTAGGTGTTTCGAGTCTTCCACCTGACACAATCTTTGCCATTTTGTTAATGTATTAATTCGTAATCTTTATTTAAATAATCTTCGTAGTCCTCTCCAACCTCTTCTCTAATTCTTTCCTTGCAATGTTTCAAGGTTGTGAATATAGAACTCGTTGAGATTCCTGTCATTTTTGAGATAGTTCTCATTGATTTACCTGTCTCTTTATATAAGTTAAAGAGCATCTCGTCATACCAATGCCACTCACCCGCAATGATTTTAACCTTGTCAAATATCTTATTTAAGGCTTCACTCTCCTCTAGGTTATCCAAGGTGTTATCCAAGTCTTTACCTAGGTAGTCAAGTACATCTGCGCTCACTTTATTCTTGTTTGCTTTATGCTTTTTGAAATCGAGAAAAAGGTTTCTCAATACAAAATACATGTAAGCATTCTTTACTTCTCCATTCTGAATTAATTGCTCTTCTTTGCAATACTTCATAACCTTGATGTATGCTTCCTGAACAATGTCTTCAGCGTAAGTAGACTCTCCAAACTGACGAACAACCTCAATGTATTGCTCGTGGTTCTCTGCTATTTTTTCTATCCAATTCATTTTATAAGGAGATAAAAAGACCCCCGAAGGGGTCTAATTGATACTAAAACGGCATTTCGTTTGAATCGTTTGTTGTTTGACTTGGCGCAGGTTGCTCTACGTTTGCATTAGGATTAATCCAAGGCTCAGAGAAACTCATGCTCATCCATTCAGTTCCCTTAGCTGAAACTTTCTTCCATAGAGCTACCTCCATTTCTACTCCATTTACTTTACATTTGCCTTTAAAATCAGGATGGTTCTCTGCTTTTTTATTGTTTGAAAAAATTGAACCTGAATTGTCTTTTTGTTCGAATTGTGACATGTTATTTATATTTATTTGTTATTAATTATCTTATTATGTGTTCAATACTCATTCTCAAGATTTGACTCTTAGTCATTCGCTTTTTCTTTGCAAATAAGTTAACCTTTTTTAGTTCGTCTGCGTTTAATCTCACGTTCATTATTTTGTCTTTTACTACTTTCTTCATTTTATTATTTGTTATTAATTACTTTGTTTGTTTTGCTAGTAGTTCTCGGACTAGCTCACCGAGTTTTGAGTCCCTACTCAATAGTGAGTCATCAGAAGACTCTTCCTGTACCGCGTATCTCACTTGGTGTACGAAGTCTATATCTTCTATTATACTTACCATTACCGAGGCGGCTTCTTTAGGTTCTACATTTAACTGCTTATCGATTCCAACCTCTACGGCAATCTTTTGAGCAATCTTTAATAATCTGTTACTTTGTGACATCTTTTTGTTCTTGTTTAATTGTTTGTTGATATTTCACTTGTTCATTTACTAGCCTCTTCAAGACTTTCGTCTTAGCCCAATAGGTCTTGGTTCGGGTCTTTGTTGAATTATTAAAATTAATCATTTTATTTTTTGTATTGTTCCGTCAGTATAATGTATAATCTTTAAACCTGTATAATCAATACTGACCTCTTGACCCTGCAGGTTATAAACGTTCTTAATCTCTTTAGGTTGGTCATTACAATTAGAATAATAACCCTGCCATAATACCTCTGTAGTTCCGTCAAAGTCTACTTGAGACAATGTAATCAAATGCTCACCCCTTAAGTCTAATCTGCTCCAATACTCTCTATAACTTGTTGAGTATCCCGATGCGATAACAAACCTCTCTCCGTCTTCACCATTGAACTCACTTGAGTTACCTATAACCCCTTGAGTCTTTACTATAAAGTGTGAAGCATTATACTCCGAATGAGTATACCAAGTCAAACCCTCGCAGTCTAAGTCAGCACCTCCGAAAACAACAGGCAAAGCATCACCGCCTGAATATAAAGACCATGAAGGAATGTCATAATAATATAGGCGCTCTTGAAAACAATTGTCGTAATAAGTATTTATACACTTGTCAGTAACTAGAATGAATCTAAATTCGACATCACCATAAGCCTCTATTAATTTGTATTTATTCTTGTTCTTAGAGCCTGAAAACTTAGATAAACGAATCCATTCAACATTGTTAACCCTGTATTCTAGATACATGAAGTCTCTCTTTTTCTCTATAATACCCTCAACCCTATAAGATAATTCAACCTCTCCATTCATTTGATATATAGGAGACGTTAAAAAAGTTGTATCATTATTCTTATACCCGTTACTTCCTGCTAGCGTTGTAGTCATAGCTCCATAAGGTTCTACTCCTGCGGTATTGGTAAACGTCCACTTGTCGAAGTCGTTTACGATATCTAACTGAGCTGTTAGGATAGTTGTTAAAAGGGTTGCGATTGTTAAAATTAAATGTTTCATTGTATTTGTGTTTTTTTTGTTGTTATTAATGATGTAAAGATACGGCTATTTTTTAAACCTGCAAGTAAAAAGTGAAAAAAGTTTTAATTAATTTCACTCTCTACGTAGTTCTACTTAGTTTCTTCTAGGTATATCAACCTGTCTAAGTATTGCTTAGCCTTCTTTAAGTCCTCAATACCATTCTTATCTTTCCACCTTGAGACGTACTTTATAATATTACCCTCAAAGAATGACATGTCTTTACTATGAATGTAATCCCATGTCTCTATTCCTTTGGTATAATGCTTTGGGTTTTCTATTCTACTCATTTTATTTCGTTTAATAGTTGGTTAAAATACTCTTGACAAGCCATAGCTTTAGACTCCATTTCTATTAGAGTCTCTTGACTTCTCTCTATCTCAAATA